AACCGCACAAAGTGCGGTTCAAGTTCAAAGGAAACGTTGCCGATAAATCAATTAAGACGCTTTCAGTTCCGGCTTTAGCCGGAACAATAACAAAGTGTGCGAACTTAAATGTTCATCGGTGTAAAAGGAGGGATCTTAAGGGAACTTTTGGTTACTTTAATTATATAAAAGGAGGGATCTTAAGGGTATGCAAAGCGAAAACCTTTGGTTCCCTTAATTAGAACCAATTTTTCAATTCCAACTGTTTATATTGTCTATCATGTTGTTGCGGCAATTCCATTGGAACAACTAAACTACTTTGATCTTGTAAATATTTCATATATCCATGTGCTTCATTATAAACTGATGGAATTGCATAATCCAAAACCAGTCGATTCAAGTCTTCGACTTGTTTAGTTATTTCAGTTGCATAATGTTTTGCATATTGCATATAAATACTTCGCATAATTATTTTTAAAGTATCTATATTTTGTGGAGGAATAGTATATTTTTTATTCGACATTTCATATACACCTGCACGTAATGCATTTTGAATAATCTGTATATTCCCTGATGAAAAATATACTTCTGATAATAAATTATTTTCCCATTCACCTATAAGAGCTTCTCTGTATTCAGTTGTTTTGTTTTTTACTGCAATTTTTTCAAACATTTTAAATTGAATCTCGGGATTTTCTGGTTCAATTATATTTACACGACCATTATATTTTTCTAAATTCAATATTTTAGGATTATTATTTATTGAATCGGGCATTAATGATGAAAAAAACATTATATATATAGTTGATTCTATAATATTTACAGAAACATACGGTTTATTATTTTTAGCGTATGATCATAAAGATTTATACCATTGACGAATTAATCTTCTTTTATGTGAAACATAAGCATAACATTTATTGTGGTTAATTACCTATAAAAAAATAAATATGCCCCGTAATGTTTTGTTCTTATAATATATAATGGAACCGTTTTATTTAATTGTTTTAGGAATTGCAGTTATGTTTTTTATATTAGTTTTAACTGGCGTTGGATTAATGATGCGCACACAAAACCAAAGCACAACTTTTCCACCAAATGCAAATACATGCCCTGACGGATGGACAATTGATGCCAGTGGTTTATGTAATATACCAACATATGGTAATCTTGGTGGTTTAACCCCTGCTAAAGTAAGAGAAACTTTATACTTAAACAATCGTAAACCGTTGTTTTCATCTACAAAAAAAAATGATGGCCTAAACAATTTTGACCCAAATGACTCCGCCTGGATATCTAAAGGTAAAACACAAATATGTGCACAAAAAACATGGGCATCATCCAATAATATTTCATGGGATGGAATTAGTAATTATAACTCTTGTTCTTAGAAATTATTTTGTAAACTTTATTACTCTACATGGTTCACTATATGTATAGTCAATTTTTGATAAAGGTATCGCATTTTGCACTAAATGCAATACCTCATGTTTATCCTTATGCATTTCCATAATTTCATATTTCAATCTACGTAAAAACTCAATTTTTGGAATCAATTCATCTTTTTGTATTTGAACTAAAGTTTTTAAAACTTCTTGATTTTGTGTTTTAACATATTCATTTAGCATAATTTGAATATTTTCCAATAGTTCGTATATTTCGGAATTTTTACGTTCAATTAACTCTTTTTTATGCATATTATTATGCAATTGGTCATAAATATCATATTGTGTTTTATATAATTCACTTTCATCTGTATAATTTTTTAATTCTTTTTTAAATAATATGGTTGATTGTTTTTCTGATATATAATTAAACAATGTATCCAATTTTTGTATAATAATTGAGGTTTTTGCATTATCAATTGATTCTTTTGTTGTAATTAATAATGCCTCTGAATTAAAAAAATAACCATTCATAATTTGAATATTAAAATTACACGGCAAATCTTTATCCCCACACATTGCAATATATTTTTCATCATGTTTTGTAAATATTGACCCAACTGGACGTTTGCAATTTATACAAGGTGGTTTTATAGATAATACTTTTTGTTTACCCACTTTTTTATTATTACTACTTTTAAATGCCATTTTTTTCATATCTCTGACTTTAGTTTCATATTTTGATTTTAGTCTAAAATATTCATTTAATCCTTCAATATAATCTATTTTAATTTCAGATTCTTCATCAATTATTTTTGTAGATTTATCATGTGCTAAATGTTCAATTACGGTCATTGGATTATTATCCATTTGTAAATCCTCTAATTGTGTTGGCAAATTTTGTATAATCATCAATTTATTATGCGAACAGTGCAATATTTTAAGCGAATTTAAACCGTCTAAATTAAATTGAGTTATATTATTATGTTCACACTTAATTTCCTCAATTGATTCTGGTAAATCATTTAGTTCAGTCAGCTCATTATACGAGCAATTCAATTTGATTAATTCATGTATACCTGTAAAATCGATTTTATCTATATAATTATTTGAAACATTCAATTCTTTTATTTTTTTTGGCAAATCTAATTTGATCAGAATATTTTTTGGGCAATGGAATATAGTTACTGAATTCGGTATATGTTTAATTTGAGTAATTTTACCTTCTGCTAAATAAATAGACTTAATATGAACAAATCCCATTGATTCTAATATAGAAAAATCGATTTCGCCACTTAATGGTATAGATATATTTAATTTATGGGTAGATGATATAGGTAATGTATCCAGAATATCAATAATTTGGCGTTGAGCAGTGTTATTTTCTGATAAAATATATTGGCGTTCTTCTTGGATATTCATATAACATATTACAAGATAACCTAATACTACTAAGAACCAACTTATAAAAAACTAACTATAGTGGACCAATAATTCATACATAATAATTTAGTATATCGAATATGTATGATGAAAACTTATATTTTTTTGAACGGTAGATCCGTAATATTTGACGATGTTTGAACATGTTTTGATGATTGATAAAACCTGATTTTGTTTAAAATGTATTCTTGGTCTTTAATCATTTTATAATGTATTTCCTCTGGTGTTTTTTTTTGTTTATAACAATAAAATAGAGCCGAACCAAATATTCCTATAAATAAAATAAAAACACCAATATTTAATGCTAAATAATATACATTTGATCGTGTTTCTCGACATGATTGTAATGTTGTTGTTAAATAACTACGAACGTTAGGTTCAATTAAAGCAGAATGTTCCATTATAATATAATTGCTAAACATTTTAGCAATTATACCGTCAAATAATAGTATCTAACCATATTATAATATTATGTTTGAAATAGCAATTCTTATATTAGTGCCAATTTTATGTTGTTATATTGTTTTTAAGAATTTTATATATAATTTGGTTAAAACTAAAGAATTATGGTTTAAAATAATGACTGATTTACAGTTTAGTAAATTATTATTATTTATATTATTGTCATTAACAATTCCATGGGTTATATTATTAGTTTATCATTATATATTTAATGGTGAAACTGATAATTATAAAAGTGTAATATCAATTATATATGTATGTTTTTTCTCTATTATTTCAACTACATTTATTTTACTTGAGTTTGCACCATATTTAGTAAATATTTTTGAAAATACATTGGGATATTTATTTTTATTTATTCCAATAATTAATTGGAATAATAAAATTAAAGTATTTTCTGAAATGTTTAATCAACAACAACAACAACAAATAGGTCAATCAATTGATAAAAATAATTCATATGCATTTTTAATTACAACTATGTCATTATTTAATATTGATTCTGTTATAAACAATTTAAGTAATAATCAAATTAACTTAAAAAACTCGGATGATAATAAAAACATAATCAAAGAATTAGTATTGCTAAAACATAGTGTTGGACATTTTGTATGGATTTATTTTGCATCTCTTATATGCACATTTACATCAATTAAAGCATTTGCTAAATATTTACCAACAACATTATAAACCGCTGAAAATTTATACCATTGAAGAATTAAATCCTTCGTGAAACATAACTAAAGTGTGGATTTTTCTTTAAGGAATTGCCTCAGAACGTCCTATTGGACGTTCAAGGTTATATGGCCTTTGACCACATTGCCTCAGAACGTCCTATTGGATGTTCAAGGTTATATGGCCTTTGACCACATTGCCTCAGAACGTCCTATTGGATGTTCAATGTTATGTGGCCTTTGACCACATTGCCTCAGAACGTCATATTGGATGTTCAAGGTTATGTGGCCTTTGGCCACATAGCCCGTTTACAAATATGAAAATTTTCAACGGTATAAATATTTGAACATTTTTTGTTGGTTTATAATGTTCAAATTTGTAAATAAGCTAAATAATACAATACAAATAAATAAGATAAAACTGCGGAAATTATAGAAACTATCCATATTGGAAAAATAGTTTTATTTTTATATCCAAGACCAAATTCTCTAAATCCGCCCTCTGGAGTATAAATAACTGATGGTTTAATAATATGTATACTAATTAATATTACTAAAAATAGGGAAATTGATATACTTAATTTATTGATTCGCACAAATTGTTTTATAGAATACATTTATTTATATATATAAATTATTACAGGAAACCTACAGTTCCGGTAATAATGCGTTACTCGTAACGGTAGTATTAGAATTCATCACCATTTCCTTCATCTCCATAATAATCATCTTCATACTCTTCACCTAATCCAGTTATATCATTTGCTTCATTTTCATACTCTTCCTCTATTTCTGCCGCATCATCTTGTTCAATTTCATAAATATCACGTTCCATAATAGCAACATCATCATTTAACAAATTAGTTCCATTTAATCTCTCAATAATTTCACCTCTTTCTCTATCATAAGTTGATTTTTCATATTGAACTAATCCTTTCTGCATACCAACATTCCATCGTCCCATTTTATATGTTTTTTCCAAGAATCGAACTTTACGTTCTTCGGATTCCATATCTCTAAAGAAATCTGTAATCATTTTTTTTTCAGTCTGCTTTGATCGATTCATTTTTTCGCTGATTTTATTATATGTCAAATCAATACTATTTTTATTATCTAAATCAATTTTCAAAAATGCCACCAATAGTTGTGCAGTTCGTCGTTTAAAATCTTGCAAATCGCCAATTTTAATTGATATTTCAGAAACATCTGCCATATAGTCCATTGCACTTTCTTCTAAATCATCTTCATCAATTGTTTGCAACGATTCTACTATATCAGATTGTTTACGAATATTTGTTCGTCTAGCTTGTTTATTTTCCTCTATATCTGTGTGCAATAAATCATTATCATCTGACATATTTATATATTCATAAATAACAGAATACCATAAATATTTCAACAATGCATAAACAGTTTGTTTGTCAAACAATGAATAAAATGTGTTTGAATCTTTCTGAATTGGACTATATATTGGAATATGTTGTATTAATATATTTAAATCGATTAATTTTACTTGAATTTCATTTAATAACAATACAATTGTTTTATCTTTTTTAAATTTATTTATAGGTTCATAGTATTTTTGCATAAATCGCAATATATCAAATTCATGAAAAGATGACAAATTCCAATGGGTTGGAACATTTGTTAAATTTATATTATTTATAATCATTCCAGGTAATACTTTTGTCATAGCATTTACTGAATTTTTTATAAATTGTGCAATACTATGTAAACTATCATTTTCCAAATGTTCTACTGACAAATCAATAGACCAATCCGTAATATTCAATAAAAACAAATCTAAATGTTCTAAATCGGTTGAACTGATATTTCCATATTTATCCAAGAATTCATATATTGATTCATACATACGTTTATTTGCATTTGCTAAATAATTTTTTAAATTCTCGGTTTGTTGATTATCTTCTACAACATATTGTGTTGGATTATGTTCTGATATAACACTTAATAAATGCATAATTAATCGTCTATCAATAATTGTTGAATTATTTTCATCTAAATATTCTAAAAATTCTTTGAATGCATTAATTTTAGAATATGTGTTTTTAGTTGAACTTTTAATTAGATTTTTATTATATATAATATCCATCAACTGATGTAATTGATTTATTGTAAACCGCTTACCGTTTTCCCTCAAAAATTTGATTTTTTCTTCGAGTGACCATGTGCTATTATATCCAGCAGGTCGTTCACTACATAATTGTCGCAGTTCTTCTGGAACAGGTATATTACGGTCAAACCTACAATAATATATAAATGCCGCGTAAATATTAGTATCAAAATGTTCAATTGGCATTTTTGGACGAATAATTGCGGTATTTTTATTATGGAAAAATACTGGAGCTTGTGTTAAATCTTTTGTATTATTAACTACTTGTGTAAGACTTGCCATAATTGATATATATTGCTCAATTTCCGGAATTTCATCAATAAAATATGCAATAATATTATTGGTTGTTTTATCACTGCAACATGCATTTTGTAAAAATGCCACATTTGCGCCCGTTTTTAATAATAAATCTTTTTTTGCAACAACATCATTGATATGTTCAATTAATCCATAACCATACATTAATAATTTACTCTTAAATACATTTAAACTAATTCGCTGATCTTTATTTCCATTACGCATTAATTCAATAAAATCCGCTTTGAATTCGGCAGATACATTTTGTAAAGTTTTCTTTACAGAAAATTGCACCATTGGTGGTAAACAATTACTCCATTTTATCATATTATGTTCCTCCGGAATTGTTTCTTCTGGATTTAATATCAAATATTCGCGTTTTTTAATATACAAATCGGTTATATCTTGTCTTGGAATTAAAATATCAATCAAGATTTTTTTAATTCCATTTTCTATAATTTGCAAGGGCATTCCTTTTAATGAATTCCAAGGGACTGTTGAACTCTTTGTTTTATTTACAACACATGCAATATATTTAAGTCCTGTCATATTTTCATCACCACCATCAAGAGGAAATCCACTAAATGATCGAACACAACCAGGTGCTGTAATTTTTGGTTTATATGATGGAGTAACTGTTTGTAAACTAATTAGCAATACTGATGATACCATTAATATAATCGTTTGATTTCTATATTGGATATATGAAATTGGTCGTTTACCTTTTTGTTTTTCGATTTTTTCGGAATATTTTTCATATGAGGTTTCTGATTTAATATTTGTTTCAATAATTTCTACAGTTAATCGCATAATTAACTCTTCAATTCCATCATGCGGGATTCCTATATTTTCACATAATGTTATAAAAATATTATATACATGTTGGGTTGTTTCATTTTCAAATACTTTGTTGTGATTTTTAAGAGATTCTTCTATAACAGTTTTTAAATCTTTTTGCATAATTTCATTTGTGGTTAATTTGAATCCGGCTTCATCATAACCCTCATCTGTGGAAAATTCAATTTTTTTAATTACATAACCACTATATTTATCTACAATCGAATCGCCATCATCACTTAGTTCACCTTGATTACGACAAATTTCATCTTCTTTGTATTGATAATCATATGCATCACCATTTAAATATATACATGATAATATATAAAAAAAATTTGGAATTAATTTAGTATTTGTTTCTTTACAATATAACCAATTTGGATCTTCATTCAATTCATCAACCATTGGACTTCTTGTAAATTGAAAACATAACTTATGAATGTCTTCTTGGCGTTTTACAAAATCGTCTTGTGATAATATAAAATCCCGTAATCCAATATATGGCGATTGAATTAATTCACTTGTTTCGGCAAACTTTCCAAGTTCATATGCATAATTGTTTGGTTTATAAAGTTGTATTTCTTTTAGAGTTTTTGATTTTAAAATAGTATTTATGTAATAATTTATTTTATAATCAATATCTTCCGTCATATCATTTACGGATTTAGTATATCTATTATCAGCTTCTAAATATAATTTACGTTTTGCAATGGCTTTTATGCGTTCTGATGCATCAATCATTGGTTCACAAACTGAATTTGATTTATTTTTAAAACACATATTATCCATATTACAAAATAAAGTATTATTATCTATAAATGCAGCTTCATCTACAGTTTTATCTATAATCCAATTGTTTTTTAAACGCCGATAATAATGTATTATTTTGCGATTATTACTTTCTGAATCAATTGAACTTTTTTCTTTTTGTGATAATGACGATTCATCTATTTCTTTTGGTAATGTTGGTCGTATTTCTAAGATTGCATATTCACCATCAGATACATATTTTTTACCAAGAATAATTGTTTTTGCCATTTCAACCGATATATTTACAGGACAATCATGTTTTGCAATTAAATTTTCAGATAAAAATTCAACAAAATTTTCAGGTTGCATTTTTGTTTGTTCTCCCTTATATTTTTTTAAAATATCATAGGGTGTATCATCAAACTCTTTATCAAACCAAATTTCTTCATGTTGATCTTTTTGTAAATCATGTAATGAACTATAACGTTTTGCTAAGAAACGGCGATTACAATCGTTTGCTCGTATTTTTTCAATTCTGCCCATATCGCCAATTTTTACGGGTTGTAATGCATCTATAAATTGGTTAGGTATAAATAATTGCAAATTATTTTGTATTATTAAATTATGCATTAATTTACCATTATCAGACAACATTATTGATGACAATAATTCAGATGGTTGATGATGAAAACCGGTATCAGATTGTTTATTTTGCGATTTTTTTAAAAAATCCATTTTATACCCGGAAATAAATATATCTAATAATTTATCCATATCATACATAATTCGTGCAATACCGTGTGTTTTTTGAATTATATTATACTTTGTAGTTTGAATAATTGAGAAATCAACATTTTTCTGAGCAAACGTTTTTTTTACTTCTATTAATCGTTCTTTTATAAAAAATCGGATTTCCATATACTGTTTATACGTAATATCTTCTACGTAAACCATGAATGGCTCTAATTCTTTTACAATTTCGACTAATGATAATTTATCTTGAATATATGGTTTAACTAATCGTATTAAACTTCGCGAGTTAGGAATAATTACTTTTAAAAATTTTTCAAGTTTATTATCATCATCTGCTAATGTTTCATCCAATACATATTCTTTCATTGTGGATAAAAAATTGGTTTTGGTTTCATCTGCCATTTTTTCATAATCAATTTCTTTTTCAAATTGTTCAACAATATATTGATCAATATTTATTTTTGATTTTAATATACGAAATAATAAAGGTGGATTTTGAGCAAGTGAGGTGCGTTCCATTATATTTGTGCATGGCAATTCAGTTTTTGAATATTTAACAACTGAACTTGGTAATGTAATTAATGATTTTATTGACATTGTATCATTTGGACAAATGTTTTTACGTATATATATGCGCTTTCCAGTTTTCAATACTTCTGGTTCCATAGCGTTTGTTCCCATATTATAACGTTGAATTACAAATCTACGTTTGGCCATTTCACTTTTATTTACAACAGTACTTTCAAAATTTTCTAAATTATTGACAATTGATTCCAAATTTGCAAGAACATTAATATTATTATCCAAATTATATTCATTTGGCAAATTTTCAAATGGTGTCATGTATGAATTTATACGTTTTAACATCTCTTTATATTTAACATTATCCGTTTGCGTTTTATTTTCATAATATTCTTCTTGGATAATACTTTGTTCTTTTAAATCTATATCTGTTGTTAACAGAATACTATCATTGTTTGATTCATGTGAGAATTTTGCATTATTTAAACTATATAGTTTTTTCTTTGATTGAATAACGGGTAATATCCATTTTAATTTTACATCCATTTTTGTAATATGATCAATTAATGGTTTAAAATCTGGACTAATTAGTTTGTAAGAACGTATATTATGATTTTCGTCAAATTGTGAAAACTTATTACGTAATTCTTTGAAACGTGTAATTATGCGATGAATATTATCTAATACTAAAGTAGTGCGTTTACTATTTGGTATTGTTGATAATAATTCATCCATTAAACTATTTACTTGTGCATCAATAGTATATCGTTTTTCAGATTCTTTTATTTCAACCACTTGTTCAATTTCTTCTTCCTCATTACCAAAAATAATATCATTTGCGTCAATATATAATGAATGCAATGCATCGCGAATATTACGATCAGTTTCAGCATTTTCTGGAATACTAATAATAGATTCACCCGAATCAGTCATTTCCATAGATGCCTTTTCTGGATTTTCTGGATTTTCTTGTGATGTATCTTTTAATGATACTAATGATCCAATTTTTACTAATTGTTCTGGTTTTTTTCTTATTTGAATTGACTTAATTGGTATTGTTTTTGGTAATCCTTTATATTCAAAATCAATATACATTACATCTAAATCAGGATAAGTTGTAATTTCAATCATATCCTCTTCTAAATTTGTAATTTCTCCCGTTAAAATTAATGGAAAATCGCCATTAAAATGAATATCAATCCATTTTTTTGGTAAAAGTCCATTTTGTTGGGCATATCCAGCAGTATCTGATCGACTTAATAATTCGATGGAATCAATAGATTCATCTGTTATATTACCTTCTTCTGAAATATTGAGTTCATATAATAATAATGTTGATACATTTGTTAAATTTATTTGTATTGAATCTATATATGTTATGAAAAACGTGTGTTCATGAATATCACTATTTTTTGGAGCATTTATTGATATAATATCGCCATATTCAAGTGTCATATTGCTAGATATCGAATTTTGGGTTGTAGTTGTATTAGTATCTAAGTTTTTATTTAATTCATTATTTGATGTTATATTAAATTCTTTATTAAATTCTTTATCCATATTTACTTAATAAATATATATATAATAAATATAATAACATTATAATGATTCAAAAATGATATTATATATAAAAATTGAAAATTTATCTTTGGGTTATATGTTTTTATCTCATTTTTTCGATTGGTGTAATTACATTATGTAATAAAACAAATAAATGAAACAACTGTTAAAGCCTTAATATAGCTTGTAAATGTAATTAAAATTGCGAATATAGTTCAGACAATTTACTCAAATTCTGTATATACTGCATAGTAGTTGCTTGATTTGTTATACTCATTAATTTTATAGGTTCTCTTAATGTGTCAATTATATTCATAATTTCATTTGCATTTGCTAATATAGACAAATCATCTTTATAATTTTTTTCAAAAAAAAATCGTATATCACCATTATCAATCACAATTTTATATTGAGTATAAACATATTTAAACCATGATTTTATAATTGCTGTAGGATTTGCATGTTTTATTAAGTCGAATGATTTTTTTGATGCTTGAATATCTACATTTTCTGGAAAAATACGAATAATATCATCTACAAATTCAAAAAAATGTGTATTAAATGCTCTTAAAATAGATGTTTTATTTGACATAATAATTATATATTATTATATAATCATTATTATTTTAAATTATTTAAAACATAATTAATATTATATTATTGACGGTATATCTTTATAATTTACATCTTTTTGTCGTTTTTGTTCTAATGTATCAATTGTCACATTTGATGCAACTTTATCTGGCTTATATGTATCTGGTGGAGTTGGTATTGAATTAGTATTATCATGTGATGCTGGCATATAATTATACATTTGTCGCATTCCACCTTTACCTTTTGCACTTAATTCGTCAGAACTCATATTATATAATGTATATTGTTCTGATATTATATTCATACCCATATTTGATGGTATTAGTTGAAATGCCATTGGTTCACCATTAGAACTGGTTGCATTTTGATTTTGTTCTTGGACACGGGGATTTAAATATTTGATAATATCTTCTCCTAAAATAACATTATAGTTCTTTTTTACTTGTAAAAGAGCGGGAACACTATGAACATTTGGAGGCATAGAAACTCGTTTTCCATTTTCTAATATTATATAAGTTTGATTATTTTGTGCATCACGCACTCGTTTATCTATACAAATAAAATTAAGTTTATCTGTCATATTGCCTTTTACTAAAAATTGTAATACGGATTGACTATGTTTGCAATAATTGCTATAATACAAAATATCCATTTATATTATATTTTGTATTTTACTCGGAAAATATAACGCATTTATAGTGAACTTGTAGTTCCGATAATTATGCATCAATAACAGTTCTATGTAATTCCCATAATTAAAGGGTATTTACACACATTGAATATAACAATCTATTCTGGAAATAAAACATACCATATACTATTGTAACCATTACCATTTTATATATAAATACACTACTATATTTGTTTGTAAAGCCAATATATATTGACGATGCAATTAAAAATAAAAATAATATTAATCCTGCTACAGTAAGGTAATAGAAATAAATACAATATTTACGGTCTAATGGGCCTAAAAATGTATTATTTAAATTATCCAACATTTAATTTATATTATCTGTGTAGATAATAATTATTAGTAATAATAAAAAGTTTTAACTACAATATAAATATTATTTTAAAAAAATAATATATGAATAACTGATAAAATATATATATATCATAATTTTATACAAATGAATAGTTCATCAATAGATAATTCTACTATATGGAAAATAATTGATTCGCATTTTAAAAATAATCCACAATCTTTAGTCAGACATCATACTGAATCATATAATGATTTTTTTAAAAACGGAATTTTTCAAATATTTAAGGAAAAAAATCCTATACGTATTTCATCACAATTTGATCCTAAACAGAATACGTATCGTTCTCAATGTTTAATGTATTTTGGCGGAAAAGATGGTTCTAAAGTTTATTTTGGAAAACCAGTTATTGCTGATTCGGGAAATACACATTTTATGTTTCCAAATGAGGCTCGTTTGCGTAATATGACATATAGTATGACTGTTCATTTTGATATTGATATTGAATTTATTGATATTTTACAACCAGGTGAATCCCCTACAATTATTGGTCTAAAAGATTCTGATATTGAAATGTCTGGTGGAGATACTGAATTACAAGAATTGCCTAAATTTAATAATTTTAAATTAAATGAAAATGAAAATATATTAGGTGGAGCTAAAACAAAAACGGGCAAAGATTTATCGGGCAAAGATTTATCGGGCAAAGATTTATCGGGCAAAGATTTATCGGGCAAAGATTTATTGGGCAAAGATAATGCACCACAAGTTAAACGTAAAACTCGTAATAAAAATGCAGATGTTCAAATGACTCCTGCATTAGCGGCATTAGTAAGAGAAGCAACTGAAAAATCTCTTGAGCAAAATACTCAACGACGTGAAATTACATTAGAAAAAATATACTTGGGAAAAATACCTATTATGGTTCAATCAAATTTTTGTATATTAGGTGGACAATCTCGGGAATTTCGTTATTCCGCAGGTGAATGTAAAAATGATTTAGGTGGATATTTTATTATTGACGGAAAAGAAAAATCAGTTATTCCCCAAGAAAAGTTTGCAGATAATATGCTTTACATACGCGAAATCAAAGATGATATATATTCTTATTCGGCAGAAATCAAATCTGTAAGTGAAAATGCGTCTAAACCGGTTCGAACATTTTCTGTAAAAATGGTTGCTCCTGGTAAATATACAAATAATTATATTGTAGTAAATATTCCAAATGTCAGAAAACCAGTTCCTCTTTTTATTGTATTTCGTGCATTAGGATTTATATCCGATAAAGAAATTATATCAATGTGTCTTTTAGATTTGAAAAAATACGAATCAATGATTGATTTATTTATACCGTCTATACACAATGCAGGACAGATTTTTACTCAACAAAATGCACTAAAATATATTGCAACATTAACAAAAGGTAAAACTGTTCCACATGCACTTGAAATATTATCTGACTATTTTCTTCCACATATTGGTGAAATAAATTATATTCAAAAAGCGTATTATTTAGGATATATTGTATTTCGTATTTTATCTGTAAGCACTGGTTTAGAACAACTTACCGATCGTGATAACTTTAAATACAAACGTTTAGAATTAGTTGGGTCTTTATTATATGATTTATTTAGAGAATATTATTCAATTCAACAAAAAGAAATACATTTAGCATTTGAACGGCGTTTATATGGTAACCAAGAAATGTATGAATCCAATTTATATGGCCTTATAACACAACATTATAAAGATGTATTTAAAGAACGGTCTTTAGAAGCAGGATTTAAACGCGCATTTAAAGGTAATTGGGGTGCATATACTCATACAAAACGTATTGGTGTTATCCAAGATTTGAATAGACTTTCGTTTAATTCGGCATTAGCTCATTTGCGTAAAACCACATTACCAATGGATTCTGGATTAAAAATTGTAGGTCCGCGTTTATTACATAGTTCACAATGGGGCATTATAGATCCCATTGATACTCCTGATGGTGGTAATATTGGTTTACATAAAAGTTTGTCAATTTCGGCATATGTTACACAAGGATATTCTCGCGAACCTTTAATTAATTGGTTGCGCGAAAAAGTGAAAATGAAATTGATTGAAGAATGTGGTCCAGCCGTTTTATCAAATATGTCCAAGATTATTGTAAATGGTTATTGGGCGGGTGTTGTTTCGGATCCATTTGAAACGGTTTCTAAAATGAAATTATTTCGTCGAAATGCATTAATTCCAATTTATACCAGTATTACTTTTGAAATTAAACTTAACACTATTTTTATTTATACAGATGCAGGTCGTATTTGTCGTCCTATTTTTTATAAAGATGAATTAACTGGTAATATTTCATATAATAATCCGGATATTATTAAAAAAATCCAAGATGATGAATTTACATGGGATGATTTAATTACTGGATTTAATAAACGCAAAATTCCGGAATTCAATCCATCTATTGGTAATATATATGAATTAAATGAACTGTATGATGGAATTGAAAGTGAATCTAATCCAGCAAAATTAGAACGTTTCTTGGCAAAAAAAGCAATTATTGATTATATTGATGTAGGTGAAAGTGAAAATGCTTTAATTTCTATTAATACCCAAGAATTTGATAATAATAAAAATAATACTCATGCCGAAATACACGAATCTTTAACATATGGTATGATGTGCAATCAAGTTATTTTTCTTGAAAATAATCCTCCAGTTCGTAATTCGTTTTCATGTGGGCAAAGTAAACAAGCCGTTTCTATGTATCACACAAATTATCAAGTTCGAATGGATAAAACTGCTGTTGTTTTAAATAATGGTCAAATACCTTTAATTAAATCGCGATTCTTGGAACATATAAATCATGAAGAAAATCCATATGGTGAAAATGCAATTGTTGCAATTATGTGTTATACTGGTTATAATGTAGAAGATGCAATCTTGGTAAATGAAGGTGCACTAAAACGAGGTTTATTTAGAACAACTTACTATACAACATATGAATCTCATGAAGAAATTAGTAAAAGTGGCGAAACCATAGTTGATACAAAATTAACAAATATTGAATCATCTCCTAATATTGTTGGAATAAAACCGGGATATGATTATAGTCAATTAGATAAATATGGTATAATAAAAGAAAATACTTTAGTTAATGAAAAAACAATTCTGATTGGGATGTCTTCTAGCAATAATATAAATCGCGAATCACGCATTGATCAATCAAAAGGCCCTAAGAAAGGTCAATTAGGCACAGTTGACAAAACATTTATTACTGAGGGTGAAGAAGGTGAACGTATTGCAAAAGTTCGTTTAAGAGAAGAACGCATTCCTTCAATGGGCGATAAAATGGCATCTCGTTCTGGTCAAAAAGGAACTATTGGTCTAATTATTAAAGAATGTGATATGCCTTTTACTAAAAATGGGCTAATTCCAGATTTAATTATTAATCCTCATGCTTTACCATCACGTATGACTATAGGTCAATTAGTTGAATGTATTACAGGTAAAGCTTGTGCTATGTATGGTGCATTTGGGGAATGCACCGCATTTAATAATCAGGGATCTAAAACTGGAGTATTTGGTGAACTTTTACCAAATGTGGGATTTCATTCGAGTGGTAATGATATATTATATAATGGAATGACGGGTCAGCAATTAGAGGCTGAAATTTTTATTGGTCCCACATATTATATGCGGTTGAAACATATGGTAAAAGACAAAATTAATTTTAGACCACTTGGTCCAAGATCTGTTTTAACCAAACAACCCGTTGGCGGTCGAGCTAATGATGGTGGATTACGTATTGGTGAAATGGAACGTGATACAGTTATATCACATGGAATTTCAAACTTTTTACGTGAATCTATGATGGAACGTGGTGATAAATATTATATTGCAGTTTGTAATCAGACTGGTATGATTGCTATATATAATCCATCCAAAAATTTATTTATGAGTCCAATGGCTGATGGTCCTATACGATTATTATCATCTCTGGAAGATAATAAAATTCAATTAGAACATATTACGCGATTTGGGCGCAGTTTTAGTATTGTGTCAATTCCGTATACTATGAAATTATTAATCCAAGAATTGCAAACCATTAATGTGCAAATGCGGATTATTACAGATGATAACATTAAACAATTAGAAAGTATGACATTTTCTAAGAATATTAATAAATTAATGTTTAATTCAATTCAAAGTAATTTGTCAGATAATATATTACCAAAAGATGTTGTAAATTTAACTCAAACCAACTTAAAATCAAATGTAGGATACAATAAAACACCGGAAAGTATTCATAAAACAATAATTAATGAAACCAATAATTATGAATGGGTTGTAACTGAACGTGAACAATTTAATCCAAATTATATGCCTACATCACCTGATTATATGCCTACATCACCTGATTATATGCCTACGTCACCTGATTATATGCCTACATCACCTGATTATGTTCCTACATCACCTGATTATGTTCCTACATCACCGGATTATGTTCCTAAATCACCTGCTTATGTTCCTACATCACCTGTTTATATGCCTACATCACCTGATTATGAACCTAAATCACCTAATATATTTAAACCAACGAAGAATTCAATCCGCACAGCGGATTTACATTCTTCGTGGTCAATGACCGATAAAGAGATGAATCCTAGCACCAAAGGTGCGGATTCAAATCTTCAGCGGTTTAAAACAAATGATACTGTTTTTTTACACGGTGATACTATTCCAAATCGTGTATGGACTATAAGTAAAGTTGGTAATAGATTTATAACAATTCAAACAAATGATTCAAGACAATTAGAACCAGATGAAACTATTAAAATTGTTACAGATATTGAAATATATAAGCCATCTGATGTAATATATGATAATCGTAATATGTTTCCTAAATCACCGGAATATTCTCCACCAAATGAAATTGAAAATGATTTTTATGGAGGTAATTCTGGATTGTTACCAAATAGTGGTGGTATTACATTTGCACCTAATATTACAATTGTTGGCGGCAGTGATAATCATGTTATACCAAGTAATAATGGAAATAATTTAGATAAAATGGATATTGATTCTAAACAATTTAGTGGTGGTAATAACAATCCGTCAAGTATTGATGTTTTATCAAATAATTCATCACAACCAAATAATTCATCACAACCAAATAATTCATCACAACCAATTGATTTTAATAAAAATTTTATGATTAAAAAAATTGTTTAAAAAATTGAACTGTAATTTTAATATAAAGATTATATTATATACAAAACTATAATGACATCTACAACTACTTCAAGCACTCGTATTATAAGCTTATATAAATCAAGAAATACTATATTGGAATTATTAGAAGAACAAGGATATATAGTGGATGATTATTTAGGATTTAGTATTAATGAAATTGATGCAATGTATACAAATACACAACTGGACATGTTAATTCCACATTCAGATAAAATTAGAAATGTATATGTTAAATATTTTATTTCTTCAAAACAAAATATGAAACAAATACGACCTGCATATTTAGACGAAATTATTGAAGACCTTTATACAATTGAAAATGTTTTAACCAAAAATGATACATTAATTATTATAATTGATGATGAACCAAATGATACAATAATTACAAAAATTAAATATTTATATGATCATGATGGAATATTTATTGTAATTCACAATATGCAACGTTTACAATTTAATATAACCTCACATTCACTTGTTCCCAAACATATAATATTAACGGAAACAGAACATGGGGAATTAATGAAAATATATCATTTAAAAGACCATCAGTCTTTACCTGAAATTTCAAGATTTGATCCTGTAGCAATGGCAATATGTATGAAGCCTGGACAAATTTGTAAGATTTTACGACAAAGTGCCGTTGCATTATCTACTAAATATTATCGTATTTGCGTATAATTATGAGAACCTGCAGTTATATAATGATCTCCATTTCCGTTTACATAAATAACTATAAAAAACTATGATTTTTTCTTTGCATATTCAGTAATGTTTTTATTTTTGCAAATAATGTATTATAATGAGGGGGTATGTAAAATAAAAATTATAAGTTTCATGTAGTATTATATATATATAAATTATAATGGAATCTACAGTTATTAGTTATAGTCCAAATGATTTTATTTATAACGCAGTAAATAATAATATAGATTGTCCAAATAATAAAAACTCTGACAACAAAGAATATTGTAAAAATAAAGAATATTCTGAAATTATTTTAAATTCATCATCTGCTCATTCGGGCGCAAATGAACGTTATAAAAATACTGTAAATAATTATAATATGCAACTTTTAACTAGTATTAATTTAGGCATTGGTATTATCGGTATTGGCATATTTATTTTTTATAATCATTAGTATATATAATGCCGGAAAACTCTATATCAGTTATTACTGGTGCTACTGGTGCTATTGGCACTTATTCTAATACTAATCATACTGAAAAAATATCATATACCGATTTTGAAAATGCATATACAACATATTCAACATGTATTAGCGATTATCAATGTTCTAGTTCACCTGGAACATATCAAAACGAATGTAAATTATGTGAGGCAATTAATGTAATTAGTAATAATATACAATCAGATCCATCATATAATGCACTACTTACTAATTATAATAATCTTGCAAATAAACGCAATGATTTAGACTTAAAATTGCAAGATTTATATAATATAGACAATTCTATTCCAAATTTATACAATCTTCAAACAGATTCGACCGTTTATACTGGAATTTTATGGACAGTTTTAGCAACAACTTTAATTTACTATGTGTTTATTAAATTATAATATGTTATATTATAATTATGAAATATTCTTTTGTTGAAGAATTAACCACTTTTAAAGTTGGTGATGTTAATTATAATTTAAATGAAAATTCGAGTATCACTAATCCACCTGACCCTAATTTTTATCCAAATGATGCCGCATCAATTAATGGTAAATATGATAATATTTCTTCAAATTTAAATACATATAGAATATTAAATATTAATAATGATAAATCAGATACAATTGATAATTCAGGAAATTTAATTTATATATATGACAATAATAATCCATCTCCAAATACAAAAGACGTTTTATTACAAGATAATAATGATATTCTGGTTCAACAAAATATAATGTATATTATTGGAATGATTACTACTGCAACTTTAATTGTATCAGCAATTATAATTAGTCGTAGATAATTATACTCTAATAAATTATACTATATAAATATTATAATAACCTATTGGAGGGTGATTATAATAGGAAAGAATGTATATTCCAAAGAATAAAACTCAAAGAAAATGTATATAATGGGCGTTTTAAATGAGAAAAGGTGTAATATATATATATATATTTATTATATATATTATGGGTATTTTAGATTTATTAAAAAATAATGAGGTAAATTATGTTTTAACACAACAAGATAATGTTAATGGAATAATTACTGCTGAAAATAATAGATTAAACGCAAAATCAAATTCAATTCAACAAGCCAAAACTAGTCAAGACCGTTTAATAGCATTAAATCAAAATTATAGTAATCGATATAATCAATATAATTATATTATAATTATAATAGTAATTGCTTTAATATTATTTTTAGGCATAACTTTAATTCAACGAAATATGGAAGAACCACCTACTAATTTGTTTACATTTTTAACTGTTATTATATTTGGTTTTGCATTTATCTATATAATTATTATTTATAATAGAATTATGAGTCGAAGTAATATGGACTATGATCAATTAAATATTTCTACTCCGCTATCTGCAAAATTAAATGAAAATCAACAACAATCTGCTAGTGAAAAAGGCGATTTATTAGGAAGTATTATTTCGGAGGATGCATGTGTTGGTGCAACTTGTTGCAAAACGAAAACAACGTGGGATCCTACGTCACAATCTTGCCGAGCACTTTGTACAAGTTTACCTAATAAGATATGGAATGCTACAGATGAAGAATGTGTAAGTGCAAAATCGGCAAAATCGGATCCTAATAAAACGTATGTTACAGATCCATTTTCAACATTATCTATGTATCCAATATCCAAAAATACACAATCTATGTCAATTCAACCATATACAGTAAGTGAATATGATGGATATATGAAAGTGTAATTAGTTTATATTTGGTTTACTAACAGGAATTCATCATAGTATACTATTTACAAAAATAGTATAGTATATATATATTAGTATATACTATGTCTGAATATAATGAGTTATATTATAATGAAAAATTTAAACCGTTACAATTAGATGATTTAGACAAATCGTGGATAAATATGTGGGCAAATACTAATTTAATAAAAAATAGTAATATGTTAAATATTATGTTAGGTAAAGAATCGTTTGACTCGGCTATATCTGAATCGCTTACTAAACAAAATGCCGAGTTAGAAGTTGTTATCCAAAATATGTCTGAATTATATTCAACGGATGACCAAAAAGTCAATTATCAATCCATACAAATTGATTTTATAAATACAATTAATTATGTTCTTTATATAGTATATTTTGCTTTATTAGTAGTTGTTGCATTTATTTTATTATTTAATATGCCAACCTATAATATTTATATTCGTGGATTAATTGCACTATTATTTATTGTATATCCATTTATTATTGGCTATATAGAATATATTTTATATATTGTATTTAGTTATGTTTATGCAATGTTAAATGGAAATGTATATATATCTGGTAAATGGTAATCTATTTATAAATCTGTTATATCATCGATTTCATCATCATCATCTGCAATACTTGTGCTTCCACTATTTATAGAACAATTTTGCCTACTAAAATCATTATCAAATTTAATTTTTACACCAGACCATACACCATTCTTTTGTTTACCAAATAATTTATCCATATATGTAGCAATTTCCTTCATATTTGGTGCACGATTTCCATAATTTGTATTATACCATTCTTTAAACACATTTGCCAATACTGTTTTTTGAATGCAATCTGTTGCACTTTTAACAACTCTATCATGGACAAATTCTGCAATATAATCTTGTTGTTCACGGTATGAATTACTTGCAGCTTTTACCATATTTGGAATATTTACATTTCCATTTGTTTCATATACACGGTTAACTAACATTGATGCAAATATTGGCGCCCATTCATCGAATTTTTCATTTATATATTTATCTAATTTGAATTGATATGGTTTTTCTGGATCATCAGATACAGGCGTTTCTGTAAATAGTGACATATATTCAACTACACAAATTCGCCGCCATGTTCCATGATCATTACTCTTTACATCCATAAATTCATTTGTGCAAACAACCAATTTGAATTGCGGAATAAATGTAACATTGTCCATATATAATGCTCGTCCAGTCAATGGATCACCACCGGTAAGTGCTTTTAATTGACCTTCAATAATTTTATCACCTTTTGATGGTTCTTGCATAACCGCAAATCGTATACCTCTTAATGCCGCAATTTCGGGTGATGCTGATCCAATTTTAGTGCGTTGTTGTGTAATTAAACTGAGTGGAACGTCTCCTTTATAATCTCCTAAAATTTTCTCCATTAAATTAACTAAAACCGATTTGCCGTTTGAACCAACTCCAATATACATATTAAATGTTTGATTTGTAGTTAGTCCCGTTAATGTTGATGCTAAATGATCCCACATATACTGATTTAATTCAGCAATAGGAAATAATTTTTTCATGAATTCTGTTATATCAGACATTTGTTTTCCATGAATTGATTGATTTAAAGGAATATAATCAATATTTGTGCATTTTGACAAATTGTCTTCAGGATATCCATTTCTAAACCGTTTTTCTTTGAAATCAATAACACCATTTGAAAAACAAAGTAAATATGGATTTGTATCTAGTTTTTTTAAGAAATTGCCGTCATAAAATAATTCACGAGCTTCCGTCATAATATTTTTTTTGTCATTTGTTCGGCCTAAACGTCCACATATTTCTAATATTTTATTTGATTTAGCAATTAATGTTTTGCATTTAGGATCTTCCGAATCAAGTTGTTTTGATTCGTCAAATACTTTTACTGCTTTAGCCGAATATAAATCACGTAATTCATCCGAAATTGCTTTTCGGAGTGTAGTTCCGGAATCTATTTCAGACCAACGATGATTTTTATATCTATACCAACCTTTTGATTTTACGCTTACACAAACGTATTCATCTTTAAATAATTGATATAACACTTTTGCTATATCATAATCGCCACAACCTTTTGATTTTTCACTATTTACAGAATCAATGGTAATTGCATTAATTGTTTGATCAATATAATAATCTACACTTGCATAACGAACTTTTTGATATTGTTGAAATACCTCTTTTTTTGACCAATGCATAATGGAGCGTTTAGTTAATCCATCTGGTCTGTTCATATCAAATGTATTCCATTTTTGCCATAGATCATCGCGTATACATGTATATGCAAAATTTGCAGCTTGTGAACTAAAAGCCGCCCATACTATAAATAACTTGTCACTAATATTACGCAATGCCCATCCTACACGTATCCATTTTGTAAATGAGCCTTCTCCGTAATACGATTCTGGTAATGTCATAGTATAGTCATGTGCTTCTTTTAATTCATATTCAGTTGAAAGTAACGATTCCAGAAAATGGTCAACCGTCTGTTTCATTTGGTCTGCATTACGTATATCTAATATAGATTGTGGCGCATGTGTCTGTATTAATTGTGGTCTACTTGTTTTACGTTTTATTGATTGCCCATTCATTGATTCGTGAATTTTTGCAAATTCGGTTGTCATAAATAAGTATGGATGTTTTTTGTATCTAACTGATAGTTTTGAAATATTTTCAGAATTTAAAATAGTGGATGTATCGACTAATTCCATCATAATTTCTTCATCTTCTGCATCAATTGATATATTATATACATATTTTAATTCATATGGTTCATGATTTGGTTTTCTACAACCAATTAATTGCCAATTTGTGCATCCAATACTTATACCCTCATCCAGAACTTCATCCCATGTATTTATAATTGGTAATTCTGACCATGCATTTTGTATGTTTATCAACATTTTTTTTCTCAAATATGTTTGCACTATTCGGTCTGCTTGTAATCCAATTATAATATGAATACCGTCTTTTGTAATTTGTTTTTCCTCTAAACGATTTATGGTTTTTTTTTCAAGAACATAAATTTGAATTTTAGTAGTTTCGTCAAATTGGTATATTTTTTGGAGTTCTTTCAAATAAAATCCAAGCAAATCGTCAATATGATCTTTTGTATATAAACGTTCAGTTGTTTTATATGGAAAACGCAAATCAATATCTATTGCAATTGGGCCATTATTTAATAATTGAGCTTCTGTCAAATATTCTTTTCCATTTTTTTGAATAATATCGCAATATATTTTTTTTAAAAAATCTTCATATTCATTATCCGAAATATAATATGATCCTCCTGATATTCCCGAATCCTTACCACCACCAATACGTGTATTTGTAATTGGATTTTCTTCTGTAATTTCATCTTTTTTAATATAATGTTTATTTAAATAATCGGATAATTTTACTGCATTTACATTATAATTAATTAATATAGGGGAATCGTTCATTTATTATAGTCTAACTTATGTATATTATAACTATATTTTTAAATCGATATAATAATATCAATTTTATTGGAAATATTTTATTTAAATTCTGATGTATTTTAGTATATAATATTATATTAGCATAACTGGTAATAATTTTATTATAAGTATTTTTTAAGAAAGTATAATATTGCTAAATATGTTAAATGTGACATATAATTGAGTTTAGTTGTATTAAATATTATATGATATCTGCATTGGTTTAAATTAAACCAATGCAGATTAAAAAATGTATGTATACAATTGTATTTATAAAATTGAATAAAAATAAAGATAAAGAAATGTTATTATAATATAACAATTATAATGAAATTCTGCACGGTTTGTGATAATATGTATTATATCAGCATTGATGAAAAAGACAGTAATAAACTGTCTTATTATTGTCGTAATTGTGGACATGTAGATGATCAAATTACAGAAGAGGGAGTGTGTATTTTAGATACACAATTAAAAAAAAGCGATCAGAAATTTAATCATATTATTAATCAATATACCAAATTGGATCCTACATTACCGCGTATTTATAATGTTCCTTGTCCGAATGCACAATGTCCAATAAATTTAGCAAAAACTACTGCAAAAGAATCTGTTAGTGCAAATGAATCTGTTAGTGCAAATGAAGCTGAAGTTATTTATATGAGATATGACGATATTAATATGAATTATTTATATATATGCACAACATGCGATACTGTTTGGAAAACAAATGATGCTTAATATTGGGAACCCAATATATTAGACCGACCAAAAAAAATGATACAAAACTGTAATTATTACTTATATATTTTTTATCTTACAAAACTGAAGATAAAAAATATATACCGGAAATTCAAGACATATCTAAAATACCTCCCTATATGAACTAATATTATACAATTTAGTTTTTTGAGGAGAGGACGTGCGGTAGGTTTATCTTGTTCCGAGTTACCACCCCCCTTGCATAAAATTGAATTAAAATTTAATAAATATAAAAGAATAAGTATATTTAGAACTATATAATATAATAATGTCTAATAAATATGATGATGATGAACCAAATATCGATGATTCTGATGAATCTGAGGATGAAGATATTATTAAATTATCTAAAACAGCACAAAAAGTAAAAGTTATTAAATTAGGTGAAGAAGATGATAATGATGAAGATGAAAGTGATGCTGAATCAATAAAATCATCAGATGATGAAAACGATTCAGAAATAAATGATTCGGGTGATGAGGATTTTGATAAAACTGAAATATCAGGTCAAAAAATAAATAAATCATTACTACCATCATTTCCGGAATTTGATGAAAGTGATGATGATGACGATGATGAGGATGAAAATGATAATTATTTACAAAAATTTGATGAAAATACAAAACAAAATATAGTATCTGATTTTCATCCAGAAATGCAATCGCATAATTATGATGAAGTTAATATTTTATCAACAGTTGTACGTAATGAAAATGGTATAATAATTGATCCTTTACATAAAACATTGCCATTTATTACAAAATATGAAAAAGCGCGTATTTTAGGAGAAAGAGCAAAACAATTAAATTCTGGTGCAAAACCATTTATTGATGTTGAACCAACAGTTATTGATGGTTATTTAATTGCACTAAAAGAGTATGAACAAAAAAAAATACCTTTTATTTTAAGAAGACCTTTACCAAATGGAGGATGCGAATATTGGCGAATGAAAGATTTGGAAATCTTGTAGAGAAATATTGGTTTCTACTAAGACCAAAACCGTTTATAGATATCTAATGTAATTACAAATTTTTTATACCTTTTTACTATCCAAGTTACACCATAATCCGATAATGAAAAAAGATATACCAATTATTTATCAAGAAGCAAAAATTTCTCAACTGGTTTAGACGAGCCAATAAAATCAAAATTTACATGTTTTGAAATAGGTAAACCTTGTTGATTTATTATTTCACCGAAAGGTGCGGTTTTAAATCAAACCGGGTGTAAATAAAAATATAAAACAATAGTATAATGGCATATTCTTCAAAACAAACAAAAAACAAAAGTAAAGTAAGAAAAACTAAAAGACAAAATAAAAGAACACGTAGATTTAGAAATTATTTAGGAGGAAAATTGAATCCAAAACAACTAGCATTTATTCAAGGCAAAATAGCAGATCTAGATCTAGATTTTAATGAGGAAGAAAAAATGGAAATAAATGATTATTTCAATCAAATATCACAACCCTTATCAAAAAAATTAGCAGCATCAAGAACACCTCTATTAGAAGAGTTTTTTATTAATGTCGATCGAAATTGCAAACGTAAACAAAAAAAGAAAAGAAAAGAAATATTTTTAGGAATGTTATCAAATATGTATTTTCATCATAGTGGAAATGAAGGTGAGAGCGATAAAGAAGATGATGAAGATGACTAATGACACCGATAAAAAAAATAATGCATTCAAATATTTAAGTATTTACCGAAAAATAAGTAATATGTCTAAAGATTCCGCACCAAATAATATTTTAACAATTACACTTTTTTGCATTTTTGTTTATTTTTTTGCTCTATAAAATGGGTAAGATGCTACTATTACAGATTTGCCTTTTAGGCAAATCCAACCGCATCCACCCTCAACGACCTACGGTTGTTCTTGGGCGTTTGAAATTAGAAAAGGTGTAAAACTGTTTAATTTATAACATCGAATAACAACCGATAGTCATTTATCTTACCAATTTTTATGAATTATATAATTTAATTTATGGAGGCATAATAGTTGCAAATTTACAAAATAGATTTATTCGCCATCTAAAGGTATTAGAGAAAATATTAGTTTATTAAGATTTCCAGTGTTTTCCGCAATCCAAACACGTAACAAATATTGTTGCTGGTTCATCAGCGGATCGTGTTTGGAGTTCATAATATGTGCATTTTTTAGATTTGCATTTTTTGCAGGTAAACATATCAGTTGAAGCCTCTATATTCATTGTATATTTAGCAGTATCGCGTTTAATTTTTTGTTTGATTAATGGTGACCATTGTTGAGGTTTCATTTCTTGATGTGTCATAAATGCAACAGATTGAACTGTAATTTCATTATTTTTAATTTGTTGTAATAGTTCTGCATTTTTTAAATTTATATAAATACTTCTAAATCTATCTATATAAATTTGTGCAAATTGTTGATTATCCCATTTTTTTACAATTTTTTTTGATTCCGATTCTTTAATTGTATAATTATATATTCCTTTTTCTAAATTTATACTTTTTGTATCATCTTCCAATATTATAGCAAATTTATTACTTACATTTTTTCTAAATATTTCGGGATTTGCAATTTTTGACATAGTTATAGTTAATTAATAATATAGTCTTTATTTTATTATTTTAATAAATCAATTTTTTGAATGAATGTATAATACAATAATATAAGTTTTCTGCACCCTAAATATATTCTTCAACTGACAATTCACTTAAACAATCCATATAATTTGTTTGCACTATTTCTGGTTCTAATTTTTTTTTATTTGATTTTGTTGTTTTATTTTGTGTTTGTATTTTTGTTTTATTTTTTACGACTACTTTTTTAACCGGTTTTATATATTCTGCTTCATCGGAATCATCGGACTCTTCTGACTCTTCATCATCAAACTCCTCATCATTGTCATCTACAATAAATCCATCTTTTGAATATCCTTCTTTTGTTTTGGGTAAATTATCATCTTCATTATCCGATTCATCCTCACTGTCTGAATCATTCAATTCTTCAAATCCACCATACAAAAATTCATATATTTTTTCCCATTCTTTTTCTTGTAAATCTACAACCACATTATTTAAAATATTTACTAATATACAACTTCCAAAAAATAAAACACTATCTACCGGTGGAGGAAATTCATATTTATTTTCTTGTCCGGATTTACCATCAGTCTTTCCATACAAATTTACTGTATATTTTTTACCATCAATTTCAGCAGTCCAAGATGCATGTTGTGCGAATCCGTCCGCGTTTTTTAGACCAGCTTTTCGATATAAGTCTGCGTCTGAATAATTTTTTATATTTGCGCTTTCTATTGTTCCATTTTTTTTTACGATTAATATTGAAGGCATTTTAATATACTATTATATTTAGCATTTTATTTTTATATTATTTTATTATATTATTTTATTATAAGTGTTTGTTTATTTATATAGTTATTATATAAGATAATGCCTAAATCATCCAAAAAAACTCGTTCAAGACGTAATAAAACTACACTAAAAGGTGGAGGTATTTTTGATTTTTTTAATAAACCTAACCCGTTACTGTATAAACCTAACCCGGAACCAGCTATTACTAACCCGGAACCAGCTATTATTACTAAACCAGCCGAAAGTTATTATGAACAATTTATGGCTTTTTTTAATAAAAATCCAGAAGTTAAACAACAAAATAACCCACCACAACCACAAGATAACAAACTAGGTGGAAAAACACGTAGAAATCGTAAATCATCTAAGCGTAAATAATTCAATTGTAAATGATTCAATCATAAATAATTCAATAAGTATTTTTCGTATTTTTATGCAAATTTAAATGCATTCAAAAATGTATACTAAATATGTTGGTAAAATCTATTATTATACAAATATTATTTTCATTGTTCATTATATTTGCTATACACTATTTTTATAATTTCATCAAAAATACATATTCGATCAAGAAAACAAAAGATTTATTTGGGTTTCAAGTTCAAAAATACCAAGAAATTATCCAAGAATTGCAAAATACACAAATATCGAATGAATTTATACCACATATAGAACAAGAACTTATGAAATCTGAACTATTGGAATTAGTTAATTCCAATTAAATTATCAATAAAATGATATAAACATAAATTGATATATTATTATAAATGACTCATTTTAACCAACTTGAACCCGCATATATCACACAACTATTATCTCGTTTACCACAATTTGAACTTTCCTATGAAACAATTTCACATAAGAAAGTTTCTCCTGAATATAATGTTTGTTTAGCAATACCTCAATCCAAGAAATTTTATGCTTATTTTTCATTCCATCTTGACAAAGATGTATGTTATCTAATGGAACTAACTCGCGAAAAAAAAATCGGAAATATTACCATTGCACAAACTTTATTTCATCCATCCCTTTCTTTAGGCACTTTTTTATATGGTTCATTAATTGAATTCGAACCCACTAAATTTTATTTCTTAGTTGAGGATATGTTTTTTTATAAAGGCATATCTCTCCGAAATACATCATTCGGACATAAACTTGGATTTATTTATGAATTTATGCAAAATACAATTGTTCAAAAATTTTCAGATACTGAACCCAATATACAATATAATATTGTATTTTCATTGCCAGTTATGTGGGGTATAGATCCATTATTAGATGATAACTCTATATATTCATCAAAAATTGATTTAGTTACATATTCTATACATCATTTGCAATATCGGTCATTAATTACAATTTGTCCATTTCTTAATGTATTTATAAATAAACTGAACCAAAATGTTCCGACTTTATCATCATCATCAGTTGCATTAACTAATCAAATTCCATCCGAATTATTTATTAATACAACTAAAAATTATAATCCCGATTTCTCTAAACCTCAATATAACTTGAAAACTGTGTTTAAAGTCTGCGCGGATTTGCAAAATGATATATATCATTTATATGCATATGGTAAAAATAATGAACTTGTTTATTATGATTATGCTTATATACCCAATTATTCTGTAAGTGTATTTATGAATGGATTGTTTCGTAATATAAAAGAAAATATAAATTTGGATTATATTGAGGAAAGTGATGATGAAGCTGATTTTCAAAATATGCAATTCGATAAATATGTTGATTTATCCAAGAAATTATTATTAGAATGTGTGTTTAATAAAAAATTTAAACGATGGATACCAATACGCACCGTTGAACCACATTTAACTGTTGTGCATATCAACAAACTAATTCGCGGGAACATTGGTTCCTCAAAGTTCCCTTTATACAGGGAACCGTAGGTCTGTCACCAAAGGCTAAGAACGTCAGTAGGACGTTCAAATTATGCAACCTTTGGTTGCATTAAGACAACTGGATGCCCGTAGGGCATCTTGGCCCTTTATGCGCAGCGAAAACGAACCCTCCCTCTATTCGGTAGTAAATTATACAAGAACCCTCTTTTTATTCAGTGATAATTTTTTACACCTTTGCACATTCAAAACGCCGACTTCGTCGGCAGTTATGAGTGAGCAAGGTGATGCTGATTGCGCATTTATAATGCGCAATGGTGTAAGATATTTTACAAAAAACTATATATACTCATTATTTTCATCATCCAAGTCTTCAAAATTTATCATACATTTACCATTATTTAATGATTTTATTTGTGTGAATTCATCATCTGAATTAGGTTGACATAAATCATCACTTATTTTTAAATCTTTTATTTCAGATACTTTTAGTTTAGGTTCAAATACTCGGACCCATGTTTGATCATTGCCTAACCAGTCTACTGACGACATACCTACATATTTACTATTTGTTATAGACCGAATACGATAATTACACTTTTTATAAAATGCTTTACGTTGTTTCCATTGATTTCGGAAAATATCATGACTATCTACTATATCTACTACTATTGGGTTTTCATGTCTAACGCGCAATATTCGCCCAACCGATTGTATTATATCGGTTTTTGGTGTTGCCATAATAAGTGTAGATAATGTTTTTATATCAAGTGCTTCGGCTGCCATTGCATATGTTGCCAAGACTATTTGTTTATTCTCAGTTGTTTGTAAATCGCGCTGTTTCATACCTCCTACATAATATCCTACTGGTGCGATTTTATGATGGGTAATTGCCTCATATAAATATTTCAATAAACACCTATTATGTGCCAATACCATGATTTGACTTTCCGGTGACTCTTTGATTAAATCTGCTATTACTTTCACTATAAAATCGCATCTTGGACCAAATTCACACAATTTAGTTATCATAGAACTATATTGTGTATTTCCTTTGTAATCTTGGACCAATTCATTAAATTCAGGATCAGGTGATGTATATTCAATTGCTCTTACACAAACTAAATCTTCATCCTCGCGTTTTTCCGTATATATTTTAGGTCCAATAAACATATATAATATTTTAGTTAATTTGTCTTTGCGTTCGACTGTTGCAGATATACCTAACATATATGGTGTAAGAATACGGAGCAGAGTTTTACTGAATTGTTCGCTACCAATGCGATGAACCTCGTCTATAATAGTTAGTCCGAAACTGGCAAACGGATTTGCTATAATTTGTCCGTTTATTATAAACTCTTTTTCATATAAAGTTTGCAACATTCCAAGAACAATGTCTTTATTTTCTATATCAAATATCTGGCCTTGGATTTTTCCCACTTTTGCTTGTGGTAAGAATTCTTGGATACGATCAATCCATTGATTTAGTAAAAACTCTTTATGCACTATTATTAGAGTCTTTTGACTCAGCAATGATATAATTTTAAGGGCCATAACCGTATTATGTGTCACTGTGAAATCACCTAAAACAAATCGGCGATTTCCATCAATTTCAAACCCATAATAATCATCTTCTGCCATTTTTGTTAATTGAATTGGGTATAATAGAGGGTCTATTGTTGTATCATTGTTTGATTCAACTAATTTAATACATTTTACTGGGATTTGATCCAACATATTGCCATAAATAAATGTTTTATAATATGTGGTTTTTACTAATAAATCAGTTGAACTCTTGGTTTTTACTAATAAATCAGTTGAACTCTTGGTTTTTACTAATAAATCAGTTGAACTCTTGGTTTTTACTAATAAATCAGTTGAACTCTTGGTTTTTATTTGTTTTGTTGCACCATAACCCAATGATCTTGCTATAAATATAGCATCCTTAATAACTTGATTATTTGTGTGTATTATTGTATATCCTATATTGCTTAATGGTATAACCTCTGCGATAGATGAATCAATCAATCCTGCTAATAATTCTAATTGTATTTTTCTAATATTACATTTGTAATTATGTGGTATATGTGTATAATTTAACTCCGGATTCAAGATATTATAACCCATTGTATAGGGATCAATTGTAATATATTTATATTTAAATATAATTGGGACGCGGTAACCTCTAATTGGACTAATTGTGCTGCGATAATATTTAGGTAAACGTAAATATTGGTCTATTGAGTAATCATACACTTTTTGTTGTGTCTGATTATTTGGATTAAATAATTTTAACGATAATATATGGCTCTGATTTACAACATATCCACTATTAACTCGATCTATTATTTTACAATAATCATTGACTCTATACATTAGTTCTCTTCCTCTAGCCAAACTTAGAACATTTCTGGGTCCTGAATCATCTCCCATAATTATATCACCAACTTGCACATCTTGGACTAATTTGATTGAACCATCATACATTAATATTTCCGTATTTTTTGCTAAACATTTGCCTCGTCCACAAGGAACTTCTAAGATTCCCCCACCACTTCCGTCATTAACATGATTCATATATACATCAATAATTTTATCTTGGTAATCACGTAATGGTTTTTCAAATAATAGATTTGTTTTTTCACCAGGTTCAATCTCCGATTTTTTAGGTAAGCCATATCGTTCAATGCCGTAAAATCGTGGTATGTATATTTTTTTTGCATTTTCTTTATATACTGGAAATTCATTCTCTTGTGCCAATCCAAATGTTACGGGTTTACAATATAAATCTTTATATAGAAAATCCAGATCTTCTTTGATTAAATACTCTTTTGGCACAGTATATCCTTTTTTTCCTAAATATGAATTTGCACATATTTGTTGTTTATATTCTTCTGTTAAGAAATTAGTTGATTCAATAATTGGTTGTTTTTGTTTTGATTTATAAAAATTGTTTTTTTTTGCAAAAAAGTTATATTTTGATGACATTATATTTGTTGGTAACTAATATATTTAGAGGCTTTATCTCATTGATTTTAATCAATTTTATAAACTACTTTACCAAATAAACATTATGAAAATATACGAATAATATATTTTCATATCTTATAATAATGAATTTTGTAAGTTTAACAAAAATAGTGAAAACTGCATCTCCTTTAGAAATTGCGCTTTTTGGACTATTCATTATTTATTTGGTTTTACCAATTGAAACTCCTGCTTTTATTGCACCATATGTTGATTCACCAATTGGAATGATTAGTATTTTTATTATAACTTTATATTTGTTTTTATATACAAATCCGATTTTAGGTGTTTTGTATATTTTTGTTGCATTTGAACTGCTTAGACGTAGTATGAAAGTTGGCAATATTGGTAGCACATCATATATTCAATATTCGCCATCTCAATATAAACGTGAATCGGATTTAAAACAAATGAATCCACCAAAATCCACATCTTTAGAAGAAGATGTTGTTGCCAAAATGGCACCTCTTGGACATAGTGATTCAAGTGCATATATTGATGACTCATTTAAACCAATTAGTGAAAATATTCATAATGCATTTTTGGTTTAAGTAGCCTGTTCGCTTGTTTCTAGTTTGCCTATTTCTATAGTATCTTGTAATTTTTTGTCATTTTTTATGGCAATCCATCCAATTGTATAACATATTGCAAAAATAACTGTTATTGCGTGAAATTGCGTTTTAGGTTCAACTGTAAATCCTAAAATAAAAAATATAAGAATTAATGCCCATATAAAAAATGTATAGCATATTCCTTGATTTGTAGTAAAAAACATATTTAATATATTTAAGGGAATTTTATGAATTTTTGTTATTAAAAACTCACTTGATATAATATTAATTTTATACAACATATTCTGCTCGTCCCAACCTGGAAATTTATAATCTGGATAGTAATATGGTATTCTATATATTTTTGGTGCAAAAAATAATATAATCAAGAATGCAAAAAAACAATATATATATGTCATCATCATAACTAAAAAATTATCTTTCATAACGCTATTTATTACACTGCTGTCACTTGGTATAACATAGCTTAGTTCCGTTTCCGAATCAATTGGTAAACTTTCACAGTTTACATATTCATCATCGTTACTTGATGGTTTAACAATACTATAATTTGCAGGATTTGCATTAAATAAAGCTATTCTAGTTGCATAACTACTTAAATCTGTTTTAATATTTATTACATTAGTATTAATAATAACTTTAGTAGAATTATCGAAATATACTATATAATTATTATTATTATTTATTAAATTATTTATATCTAAAGAATTATAAGATGTATCTTGTTTATTTACGGAGGATATTAAAGTATCTAAAGTGTTACGAGGTATATATGCGGTTTTAAGTAAAAAAATTGTATAAATAATGTTGTTATTAGTTAGTGAAGTGTTTTTGATAATTAATTCGCCATTATAATTTAGATCTTTTATATTATGCAATTTTCCATATATATATAGATTTGTAGCTTTATACTTTTGTGGAGTTCCGGTATTGGAATAAATTACATTAGGTTCATTTGGTTTTCCATTAAAGGTTGATTCTATTTTACCTAAAGCTAAATTTGGATTTATAATTTCGATGTTAGGGTAGTTTAATATTATATTTATGGAATTATCCGGTTTTTGATTTATATCAATTTTAGCCATTTTTAGATATATACTATATATATTTGATATATAGTTTATTAGTGTTTTTATATCTGTAAACGGGCAATGTGGCCTTTGGCCACATAACCTTGAACGTCCAATAGGACGTTCTGAGGCAATTCCTTAAAGAAAAATCCACACTTTAGTTATGTTTTCACAAAGGATTTAATTCTTCAATGGTATAAATTACGTGGTTAATGTAAATGTGTTATTTGCATTTAATGTTAAATATTTACTATTGTTTTGCGAGTTATTGTTTTGCGTGTTTAAACCAGATGATGTAATTTTGATATGTGCATTTTCTATTCCGGACGGTTTTGATTCTGGTTGTTGTTTTAATGATTCTAATATTTCTATAGCTATATTTGGTAAGTTAATTACTGTTTCTGGTTTTGATTCTGGTTGTTGTTTTAATGATTCTAATATTTCTGTAGCTATATTTGGTAAGTTAATTACTGTTTCTGGTTTTGATTCTGGTTGTTGTTTTAATGATTCTAATATTTCTGTAGCTATATTTGGTAAGTTAATTACTGATTTTGATTCTGGTTGTTGTTTTAATGATTCTAATATTTCTGTAGCTATATTTGGTAAGTCAATTACTGATTTTGATTCTGGTTGTTGTTTTAATGATTCTAATATTTCTATACCTATATTTGGTAAGTCAATTACTGATTTTGATTCTGCTACTGGTTGTTGTTTTAATGATTCTAATATTTCTATAGCTATATTTGGTAAGTCAATCGCCGGTTCTGGTTTTGATTCTGCTACTGGTTGTTGTTTTAATGATTCTAATATTTCTATACCTATATTTGGTAAGTCAATTACTGATTTTGATTCTGCTACTGGTTGTTGTTTTAATGATTCTAATAT